TACCGAAAGCCAACAAACAGTTAGTGGGCAAAATACAAGACGAAGTATCTTTATTTTATTCAGGTCCTAACAACGATAAGATGCATCAGCACTGTTTTTTACCTAATGATATATTGAGATGGTTTGATTCTGTGTTTGATCATTACCTTAGATGGAATAAGATTGGTGAGAATAAAAGATCTATAAATTCTATTTGGGTTAATGAAATGAAAGCACATGAATATAATCCTGTGCACATTCACCAAGGTAAACTCTATACAGGTCTATCTTCTGTGATGATTATGAAATTACCTAAAGATACAGGTGTAGAATATTCAGCTAAAGAAAAACCTATGAATGGTAGATTACAAATTATAGGCGCAGCTAACGGGCAGTTTGCTAAAACAGATTATTCACCTGATATGAGGATAGGAGACTTTTATGTTTTTCCTTATGATATGAGACACTGCGTTTATCCATTTAACGGAACCAAAGAAACAAGGAGAACATTAGTTTGTAATGTGGATGTTGATTATAATCCTGTGGCATCACGAACTGGAGCAGGGCAAAGAGAGGAGATTTATTTTACTAAATGATACCAAGAATGCCACGATGGCAATCTTATGTTGCCACAACTACAAAACCTATCTTTACACCTGAACAATGTAAGATGATTATAGATGCAGGTCATCAATGTGCACCAGAACAAGCTAAAGTTGGTGGAGGTGAATCTGGTAAATACGATACCAAGAAACGAGTAACAACAATATCTTGGATACCTTTTGATAAACTACCACAGATGTATAAAGTTATTGAGAATCAGTTATCTATTGTAAACTTAAATCATTTTTATTTTGACGGTGTAAAACTTACAGAACCTGCACAGTTTACTGTCTATCCTAAAAAAGGTTTTTATGATTGGCACATGGATCTTAATGCATTTGGTCAAGAGGGTCAAAATCCAATACGTAAAATATCTATGACTTGTTTATTATCAGATCCGTCAGAGTTTACAGGTGGAGATCTTTTATTTTCAGAGATGGGGGATAGTAAACCATTACCCTTGAAACAAGGACAAGCTATATTTTTTGCATCATTCTTAAGACACAAAGTAGCTCCAGTTAAAAAAGGTGTAAGAAAATCTTTAGTAATGTGGTTTGGAGGACCGCCATTTAAATGAGTCAACTACAAAGAAAAATACTATTTCCAACGGCTGTTTATTTTAAAGATATACCCAACGCTAAGGAACTTAATAAATATCTATTCAAAGAAATAAAGAAATGGCGTAAAGCAGATCCTGAAGGAGAGAAGAAAACTAACTCTGGTTTTGGTTGGCATAGTAAAACAGATATGGATAAACGAAAAGAATATAAACCTCTTATTGATGAATTATTTAAAATGGCTTACGAGTGTAATGCAGATTTTGGTGTTGAGGGTAAATTAGGACTTGGTAATATGTGGGCTAATATCAATCCGACATATTCTTATAATAAAACACATACCCACCCTAACTCTATGTGGTCAGGTGTATATTATATCAAAGTACCGAAAAACTCAGGTAAGTTATTTTTAGAAGATCCTAGACCAGGACCTAATACACATATGCCTAGAAGAGTGGATAATTTACCTGAACAATTATGGAGGGTGTGTGCCTATGAACCACTAGAAGGACGTATGATCTTTTTTCCATCTTGGCTACCTCATGGTGTTGATATAAATATGAATACAGACAAAGGTGAAAAGAACTGGAGAATATCTGTATCTTATAATTTTATACAAATATGAGCTTTAAAAAAAATAAATATCAAGTGATTCGTAGCGCTATATCAAAAGAAGTAGCAGACATAGCCTATAGGTATTTACAAATATCAGCAGAAGCAGATCACTGGATGTTAAATAATGGCGTAACTCATGCCGGTAATAAACTTATTGGTAATTTTAATGATACACAAGTTCCAGGTTCCTACGCTAAATATGGTGATAGATTGATGGAAACATTACTAGTTAAAACCATAGACGTAATGCAGAAGAAGACAGGACTTAAACTAGTACCAACATATTCATACACAAGACTTTATAGAAAAGGTAATATCTTACAAAGACACAAAGATAGACCTAGTTGTGAAATATCGACTACACTAAACCTAGGTGGAGATGCATGGCCTATATTTATCGATCCTACGGGGTCTGACAACGTCATAGACGAGTATAAAGGCATACATAAGCCTGGTGCACCCAAAGGTATAAAAGTAGACTTAAAACCAGGAGATATGCTTATCTATTCTGGCTGTGAGTTAGAGCACTGGAGAGAGCCTTTTGAGGGCCAATTATGTGGTCAAGTATTCCTACACTATAATCATGCAGATGGACAGTTTGCAAAGAGCAATTTGTATGATAAAAGACCTATGCTAGGAATAGTCAAATAACGTTGAACATCAACGCAATCTAATATAATCTGGAGTTCTATGTTACAGAAGGTATCTTTTTTACCAGGAATAAATAAACAGGTCACACCTACAGGTGGAGAGGCGCAGTGGGTAGACTGTGATAATGTTCGTTTTAGGTATCAGCTTCCTGAAAAAATAGGGGGTTGGAAACAGTTAGGTGCGGACAATGTAACCGGTGCAGCTAGAGGATTACATCAGTTTACTAATAGTGCGGGTCAGAAGTTTTCAATTATAGGAACAAACAGAATATTGTATGCTTATTCAGGTGGCGTGTTCTATGATATACACCCCATCAAATCCACAAACACTCTTACCAATGCTTTTAGCACAACGAATGGATCAGCTGAAGTTACCATAAACTTTTCTGGTGACCATGGTATTCAAGCAGGAGACATAGTTCTATTAGATAATTTTTCAACAATTACAAACTCCGATTTTGCAGCCGCTAATTTTGATGACATAAGATTCATGGTTACTACGGTTCCTGCATCAAACACGATTACTATTACGATGCCGTCTAATGAATCAGGGTCCGGGGCAACACAGTCTGGTGGTATTAGAGTTAGACATTATTATCACGTAGGTCCTGATGTACAGGCACAAGGTTTTGGTTGGTCACTAGGAACTTGGGGTGGTCAAGAGGTTGGAGCTTTTTCAACGACACTAGCTTCAGGTATTACAGACTCTGCAACAAGTATAACATTAACAGATGCATCACAGTTTCCAACATCAGGTACAAACTTTATACAAATAGGAACAGAAGAAATATCTTATACAGGCATCACATCAAACACACTATCAGGGGTAACACGGGGTGTGAGAAATACTACAGCTGCATCACATTCAGGTGGAGCAACGGTTACAAGTTCAACTAACTTCGTAGCATGGGGTGAAGCCGCATCAGGTGACTTAGTTATCGAACCAGGATTCTGGTCACTAGATAACTTTGGTGACAAAGCTATTTGTTTAATTTGTAACGGTGAAGTCTTTGAGTGGGATTCATCTATTACAGCTGCCACATCAACAAGAGCTTCTATTATTTCAGGTGCACCTACAGCATCAAGACACATGTTAGTATCAACACCAGATCGACACTTAGTATTCTTTGGTACAGAAACTACAATTGGTACAAAGACAACACAGGATGATATGTTTGTTCGATTCTCTGACCAAGAGGATATTAATACTTATGCACCCACAGCAACCAATACAGCAGGCACACAAAGACTGGCCGACGGATCAAGGATCATGGGAGCCATTAGAGGTAGGAATGCAATTTATGTTTATACTGACACCGCTTTGTTTACGATGCGTTTTGTAGGTCAGCCGTTTACCTTTGCCTTTGAGCAAGCAGGTACAAACTGTGGACTTGCAGGTAAGAATGCAGTTGTTGAAGTAGATGGTGCAGCTTACTGGTTATCAGAAAATGGTTTCTTTAAATATGCAGGTTCACTCGAGTCTTTACCATGTTTAGTTGAAGACCATGTGTACGATGATATTAATTTAGATTCAGGTAATCAAATGATTACAGCAGGACTTAATAACTTGTTTGGTGAGATTATGTGGTTCTATCCAACGTCAACATCTTCTGTGGTAAACAGAATGGTTTGCTATAATTATTTTGATTCATCACCACAAAGACCTGTGTGGACTATCGGAACATTAGCAAGAACCGCGTGGCAAGATTCAGCAGTCTTTGGTAAACCACATGCATTAGAGTATGATGCTGATGGTGTTGAACCAGCTACGTCAGCAACCTATGTGCAAGGAAACACGGATGGTATATCAACGTACTATCAACACGAAACGGGGACCGATCAAGTTAAAGGTGGAACGGTTACAGCCATTACAGCCAATATTACATCTGGTGATTTTGATATTACACAGAAACTACAAAGAGGTGCTGGTCCTATGTCAGAACTTAGAGGCGATGGTGAGTTTATTATGAAGATTCGAAGATTTATACCAGACTTTATTTCACAGACAGGTAACTCACAAGTTACATTAAACTTACGTAATTATTCAAACGATACAGCATCAAGCTCATCATTAGGTCCCTTTACAATTAGCTCATCAACAACTAAAGTGGATACACGAGCAAGGGCAAGAGCGATTGCTCTTAAAGTAGCAAACACAGGATCTGGTCAAGACTGGAAGCTAGGCACGTTTAGATTAGATATACAACCGGACGGTAGAAGATAATGGCAACGATAGAAGAAATATTAGCTGGAACAGATACAAGGTTCTACGATGGTAGAGACCAAACATTTAGTCCCAACAATATTTTTCAAAGTGGTTTTGCTCGAGGATCTAATCAAAACTATTCAGGAATACTAGGAACTGATCAAGCTCAGAATACACTCTCTGCAAATCCTATTCTTGCAAGTGAACTAAACGCTGCAAGAAATCTTGGTGTGCCACAAGATAATAGATTTACAGGTATAGTAAAAAACTTGTTTGCTAGACCCTTAATGTTTCAAGGTGGAGTACAAGCAGGTTTAACAGGCGGTAAAATTATTACTGGAGGACTTAGTCTTCCATTTGCTTTAGCTGGTGGTATTGCATCTCAGTTTTTACCATTAGGTAGAAGTAAACCTGCCTTTGATTACCAGTATGTAAATCAACCTGGAGGTGTCAATGTTGTGGACAATAAAATTACAACAGGTGTCCTTGCAGGTAAAAATTTTGAGAGTGCTTTTGGTTCAAAAAGTTTAGGAGAGATGTATCAAAATTATATTGATGATTTAGAGGAGGAAGATGAACTTACAGACTTCCAACAAAGTAAATTAGATCAAGCTAAAGCAGAGTTAAATGCTTATCTAACAACAGGAGCTAAGATAAGAGGATATAGAGATTCGGTTAGAGGTCGAACAATGACTCCAAGAGAATTTGCTTTTAATTATAATCAGGGTATTGGACAGTTTGCAATGCCGACACAAGATAGCACAGGTAAAACTTTAGATTACACAGGAGAGTCTGATACATATGCTGGAGGTGAATCAACGCCAGGAGATGATACATCATACAGTGATCCATACGATCCGGGTGGAGGAGAGTAATGGCAAAGATAGTACAAGTATTAACGAGACCTAGTAAAGAATACAGACAATCTGTAGCTGACTCACAGGTTAGAGATCTTGATGCTGTGATTCAAAAACTAAATACAACATTTCAACAAGAACTTAAGGATGAGGTAGAAGCATTTAATTTCTTTTTACAATAATGGCTAACAGTTTTATAAATAAAAAGGCAGACTTAACAACGACAGATCTTACAACCCTGTACACGGTCCCTACGGCAAAGACTGCGGTTGTTAAATCTATCTTAGTGTCTGAGGATGCAGGGTCCGGGGCTAACATAACGATTACCTTGGTTGACTCAGCATCTAATATATTTAGTTTGTTTAAATCTAAAACCATATCCTCTAACACAACAACAGAACTTTTAACTCAACCTCTGGTTATGGAGGAGAGTGAGATCCTAAAAGTACAAGCTTCTGACGCGAACGAGCTGCACGTCATAGCTTCAATATTAGAAATACAGCCGAGAGAGGTAGTAACGTAATGCAGGTGTTAAAACCAAAAGAAATAATAACAACTATTTCTAACCTAAAAACAGGAGAAATATACAAGGATGATAAGGAGTGGAAAGCCAAGGGTATACCAGAAACAGACATAAGAAGAGATGTAAAAGTAGTCATGCCATCTCTTGATTTGTTTCCAAAAACCAAGTAATGTGATAATTCAGGTATTTTGCCTGCCTTATTTTAAGCTTAATTACAACTATGACGATATCAAGAATGCAAGAACCTAGACAATTATATGGCCTTGGTAGCCTAGTAAAAAAAATTACTAAACCTATCAAGAAGATCGTTAAAAGCCCTATCGGTAAAGCGGCTCTAGCTGGAGCTGCGTTATATGGATTAGGTGGTGCTAAGTTTTTGGGTGGTAAAGGTATATTAGCAGGTGGTCAAGGAATGAGTCGTTTTGGTAATCTTTTAAATTTATTTAGAGCTAAGGGAATAGGTGGGGCGGCTCAAGATAAAAGAGGAATATTATCAGGATTATTTTTTGATAAAGAAGGAGCGTTTAGTCCAGGTAGAGCAGCATTTTCTACATTTGGTCTTGGTGCTTCTTTATTACCATTTTTTATGGGTGGTGAAGAACCTGAAGAAGTTGTTGAAGAAGGTTTTGATGTTACACCTTCTACTATTGCTAACATTAGACAGATGGCAAGTCTCCTCTC